AAAACAAGAACAGGCTAGGATGAAATACTAGGATAGAAAAATGGCAGAAGCAACAATAGGACATTTGATTGAAGAGGTAAGAGAAACCTCTGCACAAGAACAGGATAAGACACAGGGCGTCAAGAACTCTGTTGACAATCTTGTGAATCAGTTCGCCGCTTTTTTCCAAAACGAGAAAGCAAAGAAACTTGATGAAGCAGAGGCAAAGCGTGAAGAAAAGAAAGAAGTTGGTGATACCACTGTATTTCAAGATGTAGGTGACGCTTTCCGTTCTATCAAAGGTCTAGGTTTTGTTGGTATGATTGGTGCTATCGTTGGTGGACTAAGTGGACTAGTCAAAGGTGCAGCCACGGGTTTTCTTGACGCAGCTAAAGTTATTCTAAAAAGTTTTGGTGGTATCTTCAAGTTATTTACTCAAGGATTGACAGCAGGATTCTCAAAACTATTCCCGAATACGGCAAAACAAATATCCAATCTCGCAAAGGGTGTTACTACTGCATTTAGTCAAGGACTAAAAGGAATCAATGGTGGTATCAGAGGTGTCAATGGTGCGTTTCGTAAATTAAACTTTGCAGATAGAATTGCAAAATCTGTCGGTGGTATGGTCAGAAGCGTAAACACATTTGGTGCAGATGTTGGAGCAAGACTCACTTCAATCGGTTCAAGTGTTTCAAATGCATCAAAAGCATTCGCTAAAGGTGCCGTCACACAAGCTAAGGGTATGGCATCATTCTATGGTGGTATCGTAAAAAATGTCGGAACATCGATTACAGGTTTTCTACGTAATCTAGGATTCACAAACTTTTTTGATGAGATTGCTAAAAGTGCAAAATCAGGTGGAAACACAATCAAGACATTTGCACAAGGTGTGATTAAACAAATACAAACTACATTTAATGGTATCAAGACTGCATTCTCTACAGGATTCACAAAGTTCTTTGGTGCTTTCGCACGACTAGGAAGATTTATTTTCTTCCCTATCACAATCATCGTTTCTCTCATCGATGCAATCAAAGGATTCAAAGAAGGATTCGCTGCCTCAGGAAACTCTATGATTGGTGGTGTCCTTGGTGCAATCAGTGGTGTTCTCAAGGGACTTATCGGGTTACCTCTTGACTTACTTAAAGGTATCGTAGGTTGGGTTGCTGGTAAGTTTGGTATGGATGGTGTTCAAGAGTTTCTTGCATCATTCTCATTTGCAGACATTATTGGAAATCTATTCAATACAATTACTGATACCGTTCTTGGTTTCTTCGATGCGATGAACGATGAGGCAGGTAATTTTAATTATGGAAAAATGGTCGTCACAGTTGTGCAAACACTTTTCAACACTGCAACCGCACCATTAAGAATGATTATGGATGGACTGGCCGCTCTTGCAGATAAAATTGGCTTTGACGGAACTGCCGAGAGAATTCGAAGATTAAGTTCAGGTATGAAGTTGGACTTCACTGGACAAGAGGAAGCAACCCAAACAAGAACCGCAAACAGAGAACAATTCGAGGCGACCCAGGCAGAGCAAGAACGTCTTGCAAGACTCGAAGAAACACCTCGTGACCAATCAACACAGACCTTACAAGAAACAACAACCACACAGAATAATCCTGTAGTAATCAATCAGGTTGATGCATCGACAAAAGATATGTCGGTCAGGACATCTGCATCTACATCGGTCATTGGTGACCCGACACCCGCAATGGATTTATCATTCGGTAACCGAGTTGCATATGTGTAAGATATGTAAGATATTTTTCAAATACTGGATTCTACCTTGGGGTGGACGTGGATAAAGAAAAGTTTCAGGATAGTTTAGAAATTGCAACTCTTATTACCATCTTCCTTGTTACGACAACAAGCATAACAGGATAAAAAAGGGAGACCCGAAGGTCTCCCGATTTCGACAGTATAGTGATATCCCCACCTGCCTGGCCCCTTGCGGGACTACATTAGTCTTCTGCCGCTAACTTAGCAAAGTATGATAGAGTATCATCCTCGTCTTCTGCACTCACCTTAATTTCAGGTTCAGGAGCAGTTTGTGCGACTACAGGTGGTGGTGCTGTCTTAGTTTCAACAGTCTCGGCAGTTTGAGACAATGCCTCATTCTTTACTGTCGAACCACTACCAGTTGACTCACCAAGAACTACTTCGAGACGTGACTTCAATTCGTCATAAGTCTTGTAGTTTGATGGGTCAGTGAACTCAGTGAGTTCATGAAGTTGGTTGTAGGTTGCTTCGAGTTTGGTTTCATCACCATCGAACAATCCACTTGTTGGTTTGAACTCTGACTTGTCATAGTTTCTGTAACCAGCAACGTTACGAATCTTCAATGCGAAATCAGCACCATTCCAAAAGTCGAATGGATTTACTGGTTCTTCGCCAGGAAATTGTGGTTGCATGACATCCATGATTTTGTCAAAGATTTTCTTACCGAAGTCGTAAAGGAATACTTTACCTTCGTTCTCAGGATTAGAAGGGTCACTGACAACAAGAACGTTTGCTACATAGTGCAGTCTACGTTTCTGTTTACGTGCAGTCTCCTTATCCTCATCATGACCTGAATTCCAAAGACGTGAATTCAATTCACTTACAGGGTCATTGTTACCAAGAGTAGTCAAAGACTTCTCGATATACCACTGACCTGTTGGGCCTTTGAAGAAGTGGTCAAAGTATCTTACCCACGGAAGTTCTTGACCTTCAGCTGCGGGCAAGAAACGAAGGACTGCAAAACCATTACCGTTTTCATCAACGGTTGGTTTCCAAAACCTTTCATCTTCGTAGGATTTCTTTTTGTCTCCACCACCACTCAGGGATTGAGCTGCGGAAACGAGTTTGCTAACATCGGTTCTGTTAGACTTTAGATTTGCAAAAGACATATATATTCTCCTTGTATAATCGTTGTATAATCGTCTTATCCACTTTATTCATAATATAATGTTTAGTATTATCTCATAACAAACATGTTTTGTCAACACTTTTTATTTATAATACTGATATTTTTCCAGCACGAATATCATTCGATACTGAATTTTTCTCGTGAGATTCTTTTGGGGTTAATCCCAACCAAGAAACAATCACGAGTCTTTCTCCCTTTGTCACTGGCGTCACTTCGTGCCACCAATCACTAGGAAAGAAAACTGTTTCACCTTGTTTGAGTTTAATTACTCTTTCGGTGCCTGCCACACGAGTTTCAGGATTAAATGGCCCATAAAGAATAAGGTCACCACCCTCTAAATCGTCTGATTGATATACCAAGGTAGAGGAAGACCATTCACGTCCCTGACCTACACTTGCAAGGCCTCTACCATTGGTATCTTGATGCAACTTAAAGAACATACCTTCGCCATACCCAAGTAAATCAATCTGATTAAGTTTATGTTCACCATCAAATACAGCTTCTAATTCTTTTTCGATTTGATTGCCCAATCGAGGCGTGATATGTTGATTCCAATTTTTGGTGTTACGAATATCCGTTTCAACCCCACCATATGTTTGTGCCATATGATATTCTTTGGTATCACAAATTTTCTTAATCTGTTTCAATACTTTTTGTGACAATAAGTTTTTACGAATAACTTTTCTAGACATCGGGTAATGTATTCCCCTTGGGAAGCATATTTAATTTTTGACCTTCGAACTCAACTTGTCCTTTAATCACTGGACTCAGATATTTAGATATATCTTCGAGTTCAATTTTATTCTCTTCGCAAAGATAAACAATTGAATCCATATAGGATAACTGTTTATCCCTTACGGTTTCTTCAACCATTTTACTAAAACGTTTTTTTGTTAAGAAATTACTTTCACCACTATCTGCCATTATATCTCCGTAGAAGTCGGTCAAGTTTCCGATTCATCATCCAACACTGTATTTGTATCATCAATTGATTGAACCGTCTTACGACTTTCCTTTTTGTCTCGCACAATTTCATCATCATGTTCACGTCCCCAATCTTCTTCAAGTTCTTTTGTCCATACGTCATGAATGTCAGGATACCAAACACCATAGGTTCGTTTGGGTCTTCCATCATCGTAGTATGCCATTGCGACACATACTCTTCGAACTCTCTTCTCTCTATCTTCACCGTATCTGAAATCAGACCAGTGACCATTTGAAAGATAACGTTTCATATTGTCAACGTATGTAGCGAGGTCAGCATACTCTTGACGTTCTTTCGAGACTTTACTATGTTTATATCGTGCAATACTTTTCAGTTCAGCAGTATTGGTTTTAAGCCATTCCTTGACCTTTTTCCAATGAATGAAATGGTCTTCGGGTAAATCTCGAATAGAGTGATGGACGGATTTACTTCCGTCCGCCCCTCTCTTCTCTCTAGCAAGTCGAAGTCTTTCAGCAGCTGCTGCCTTCTGTTCTTCAGTCATTGGTTTACGCTTTCGCTTCACCTTTTGACGTGTGAACCCCATTGTCTCAAGTGCTTTCTCTTGATTCTTCTTACGGGTCTGTGCAGCTTTTTCTGCTGGTGTTAGTTTCTTCTTTGCCATGAAAGTTATTTATACAGCATCAAAAGTCAAAAGACTATCGATACGGAATGAACGCCACTCATTCAAATCAAGGTCGAATACACGAACCGTTGATTCCCCACCAACAGATTGGTCTACTGAACCACTCTTTGGCATCTTCTCGTTTGGTATCTTATCGGATACCAAGGTGGCAGTCATATTTCGGACTTCGCCATCTTTTACTTTTGTGAACGACAGGTTTACTGTGTTCTCACGCAAGACATCAAGAATCTCTTCTCTATTCATCACCGTCATTATCATTTCCTTCTTTCTCCTCATCAATCTCACCCATAATATTTTCAAGGTCAAACTGAAACTGTTCAAAGTTACTTTCAGGAAGCAGATATTCTACAACAGCGTAGATTGCTTCACTCACCTTATCAAACTGTTCCTTCTCATCTTTACCATCAAAAGACTTTTCGTATGCATCGACCATAGTCATTTGCAAGTTCTTGATAGTAATATCATCGACTGTTGCTAAATCTAAAACAACAGGAACACCTTGAATCGTTTCTTTTTGTGGAAAGTTTTCTGCACTCTCCATTAATGCATTAGCACTCTTAGGCATATTTTACTCCAGTTTCATACCACATCGGTATCTCACGTTTTGTCCATTTCGCAAATCGTCTCTTCTCATTTATATAGTAGAAACGATATGCATCGATGGCGTTCTCTTTTTTACAATAGTCAGGCATCGCCTGTGCAAATTCCGTCAACCCACCATTCGGTATGTTGTTTGGAATATGACATAGTATATCACCTAGTTTCACTTCTGTCAAGTGTTTTTTTCCATATCGGTATGTGTATTCTTTACAAAGTTCTTGCCACATACCATGTAGATACAGATAATTAGATGCAGTCTTACGTGTCCATATCCCACTAGGATGATTGACATGAGACGCCTTGTAGAGAACATTCTCTAGGTTTGTGTTGGATAGTTTCCAACGTTTGATTTTGCGACCATTCGCAGTCTTGTCGTAATACTCTTCACCATCCAACACACGATGTGCAGTAGACATCAACTGAGCATACTCGATAATCATTTTGACCACATGTTTGTCAAGATGCATACGTGCAGCCTTTTTGTAGTCTTCGTCTAGATGAAATATATTCATTATTATATCTTCTGCAACTTACCTAATGTCAGGTATTCAAATGTTATGCCTTGCAATGCTACTTGTCGCTTGATTGCTTCGCATCTTGACTCAAGATAGTCAATCTTTTTCAATACAGATTTACCGCCGTTAAGATTGTAATCATATACCAACCAAAAGTTTTGACCATAACATCCTGAAATTAAATTCATAAACACATGAGATAGTTTATCAAAGTGTGATTCTGCATTCCCTAGTTGTTTACATTCGATATGAATCACATTGTCATTATGAATACATTCAAAATCGCCTTTTCGTTTCATACCAAAGTGACAATAAAAATCAGGACGTTTAGTGATACCACGAATATCAGGATTACTTTTTAGAATATCTTCTGTGATATTTTCGAACAATCGTCCCGACTCAGACGCAGATTCGCCTGCACTTGGACGCCAATCTACAATGACATCATTACCATAAAGGTCATTTTGAATCTTTACATGTTCGCCATACTTCTCAATTAGATTTGTATTGACACGTAATTTTTCTATAGTCTGCATTGACTCACTCCTTTGATTGCAAACTCTCAATTTGTTTGAGTGTCATCGCAACCTGCCAAAAGTCGAGATGACCTAAAACATCATTAGTGATAGGTGTATCGTAACACAAGCCGCCGTCTTTGTCAAGCACAGCAACTTCGAAGAGTCCGTTTTGATGTCCATAAGAGAACTCATGACAGACTATAGATGCACCATACCCATTCGGGAATTGGTAAACTTTTCGATAATTATTAACTTCCGATTGCGACATAATATCCATCCGCTTTTACACGCATGTCTCCAAAATTTGGTTCATTAACTTGTTCGACCACATAGAGTTTTGAACCCGTGAAGAACTCACATGCGTCACGATAGACATCAAGGTCACGAATAGGAATGACCGTATCGATTGGCATCTTCCAGTTCTCCATACCCTCAGTGAGGATATCAAACTTTTCTTTCAAGGTCTCGTGATACGAGTGTTCAACAAATGTCATCATGATTTACTCCGCAACATATAAGGGAGGGCTTTCATCGCCATCCGCATTAACGCCAGTAACGATTGCTTCCTGAACTTCAGGAAGTTGTGCAGTGAAAACCATTTCACGTGCATAACGTTTGGCAGTTTCAAAACTAGTGATTGGTGTAAAGAAACCCGCCATCGGGCGACCCTCTACTGTCCGAACAAGATAGTTCTCAATAACATTAACCATAACAAACCTCTCTCACTTTCAAAATAATAATAACAAACCCGTCAGGAATTGTCAAGCGTTTTTTTATACTCATCAAAAATAAACGCAATATTATTCGTGACATATTCCGAAAAGGTAAGTTCTACCTCTCCGAATTGAAACCTTTCCTTACAGTTTTCTCTCCACATATCATTGCAGAAAGCTTTGAATTCAGCTCCATCTCCCATTACGCAACCTCCTTTAGTTCGCTATACTTGAGTAGTTCACCATTGACCATCTCGAAGTGACAATCGTAGTGAGCTCTTTCACCTGCCTCTTGAGGAATCCAAGATTCAACCTTGGTGACGATATCGGAACGCATATAACCATACTCGTCATTTTTTGTGATTTTCTCACACAACCATCTATCACCGCCCCACACATATTCGGTGGGTGTTTCCCAATCTTCACAAACCTTGGCATCATCATCCATGATTTCCCAACCAAGAATGTATTCTTGGAATGCATCATTAGAGAACTCAATCAACTTAGTGAGAGTAGGGATACCCTCTTGAGCAATTTTGTTGATATGTGAAGAGGTGAGATTGTTCACCACATAGGTGTCGCCACCCTTGAACTTCCAGTATGCATCAGCACCTGTTCCTAGAGAACCATCCTCTCCCCAAGCATAGTTCTCTTTGTGTTGTGTTTGAATTACTAATTTAGACATACTTATCTCTCTTAAGCAGCTGCCCTCGCAAGGACAGCATTCGCATCAAAAACACCGAAGAAGAACGGCTTCTTCACTATCTTGCCAGTTTCTTCATCCAACTCTGCTTTTTTGTATCCAATCAGAGTCGCACACTTCTTCAGACCTTTCATTTTCTTTCCGTTCATACCGTCAAGTTTGATGGCCTGTTTGAAAGTCAACACTTTCTCAACACCAGCAGCCATCAGAGTGTCTGCGTTCTGACCAGTGTATTCATATCCAGTTACATAGTTTATCATCTCAATTACCTCTCTTAATCATCATTATGTTATTATAATAACAAGCGTGGCATGAAATGTCAAGCGTTTTTTTCAAATTATTTTCCAATATGTTTCACGTCCTGTCGTGGAATCACTTGATATGCACCTTTGTTGTATGCGGGTGCAATGGTATAGTTCTTGGATATCTCACGCTTGTATGAGTTGTCTGGCGGTGGTGTATAGGGTGTTTCCGCCAGACGTTTCTTTAGTTCCATCAAGTCTTCTTTTGTTGCAGACTTGGGATTGGTGACCCGTAGCGGATTCGAACCGCTGTTGCATGGATGAAAACCATGTGTCCTGACCTGACTAGACGAACGGGCCTTGTTCAATGCTTTGGTCTTACGTTTGCGACCATGTTGGTCATACCGTAAACTATTTACTAGGTTAATAGTTCCCATTTAGTGTCTCCCTAAATAAAACAATAATATAATAATACATGATAAAACATTTTTTGTCAAGTGCTAAAAAGGTATAAATAAACGTATGAGTAAAGATAACGAATTATTTGATTTTGGATTTACCCTAGTTGATGAGGACGAACTTGATGTTGTCCAAGAAGTCAAGGCAGAAGTAGAGTCTGTTGTAAATAACAAAGAAGAGGCTAATCAACGTCTTGAGTCTCTATACAATGCAATTCAACCGTTGTTGAACAATCTCAAAAAGAATCCTGAGAAGGAATATATCAAGTGGCCGAATCGTCTAGAAAAGATTGAACAGTTCGAAGACCACATTCAGAAAATTTATTTAGGTGATAACTAATGTTTTTCAAAGATGCATATCAACCCAAAGGATACGAAGACGGTCAACTTGTATCTAATCTAACACCTGATAATTACAGGTTAAGAATGCACGATGACTTCGAAGATAGATATTTCAAATATATCACTAACTTCGGTGCAACTCTTCGTATCGAGATGATGGATGATGGTAGAATCAATAACAAAGCACTACAATCTATCTTCATCGGTGGATGTATTTACGATGCATTCTTAGTTATAAAAGATTACAAAAACATCTTGGTTGTTCCGTCATGGGTTGATAATCCTGAAGCGAGATTAAATCGATTGACTCAGGGCGACAAGTATTCATTCTTACCTTATGGTGGTAGTGGAATTCACTCGTTTCCTTTGATTCATTTCTACAATCAATGTAACGCAAAATTAAATATCGCTTGTGTGCGTAACGGTCAGAGTTTCTTTGACCATCTGTATGAATCTTATGCGGGTATATCAAATCGAATCAATACCTTGCGTTGCGATACCGAATATGTTCTAGGTGATGACGAATGGGTGAAAAGACTCAAGGGGCACAATCTAGAAGAAAAATACGATGCGGTTGTATTACTTGATGTTCCTCATCATAACGGTGAAAAATATAAAGGTAGTGAATTGAAAAAAGATTTCGCACATTTATGTGTGGATGACTTTGATTTAATTCAGTTCAATAGTTCTGAGCAAATTGGAGACCGAGTTACGGGTGAACAAAATAACAATGAAATCATACAAAAACTCAGAAATATTATCACACCTATGACTCTAAGAAAACAGATTAGAAGAGATTCATCTGAAAGAGGTCATGGACAACCAACAACAAGATATGAAGTTTCTAATAGAGAAGACGGTAGTCAAGAAGTTACAGTAACAGAAATATTGGTCTACGAAAGAACCGTCCTTGAGAATTCCTTTGTTGCACAGATAAATAATATCGGACAAAAAATTAGGGTTTACTAATGATTAAGTTTAAGACATTCATTACCGAAGGAGTCAATGACCCCGCAATCTTTAAGGCAGTGTTCCTTGCTGGTGGGCCTGGTTCAGGTAAATCTTTTATTGTCGGTAAAACAGGACTTCCTATCTTGGGTCTAAAAGTTGTTAACTCTGACGATGCATTCGAAGCTGCAATGAGTAAAGCAGGAAAGGCAATGACCCCTGACGAAATCTTTTCTGACGAAGGCCAAGAAATCCGTGCCAAGGCGAAGAGACTTACAGCTACCAAACAAGCAAGATACATCAAGGGTAGATTAGGTCTAACCATTGATGGAACAGGTAAAGACTTTGATAAGGTCAGAAAACAAGCAAAACAACTTCAGAATATCGGTTATGATGTCGCAATGATTTTTGTAAACACCGACCTTGAAACTGCAATCAAAAGAGATTCACAGAGAAGTCGTTCTCTTGGTCAAGCAGAAGTAACCAAGTATTGGAAATCCGTGCAGAAGAATATTGGTGCGTTCCAAACATTCTTTGGTAAGAAAGATATGTTGATTGTCGATAACTCAGAGGGTAAAGACTTCAAACAAGAAACCCTCCGAGCATATCGTGACATTCAAAAATGGTTGAAAAGAGAACCTGATAATGCACTTGCGAAGAAGTGGATTAAACAAGAAAAATCCAAACGTGGAATTACGAAGTAAGGTCTGAATACAAAATATTGTTATCGTCATCAAGAACAATAAGGTAATCATCTTTACCAAAATTGTTCAGTTTTTTGTGATTCTCGATGTCACGTTCTTTCACTTGTTTACCGAATGTAAACCCTTCCTTCATACGAAAGAACCGAATGTTCCAATTGACATCCGAATCAAACATAAACTCTTCACTCATTAATATATCCTTTCAAAATTGGCGTCCCTGAGAAGATTCGAACTCCTGACCTTGTGGTTCGTAGCCACACGCTCTATCCAACTGAGCTACAGAGACAGTATAGTTAGTTGGCCTGCCTTCAGGGACTCGAACCCCGAACCCTCAGCTTAGAAGGCTGATGCTCTATCCAGTTGAGCTAAAGGCAGTATCTCCAACTAATAAAAGCAGTATACTAGACTCAACCAGTTTTGTCAAGCGCTTTCTTGTTGACAACAATAATTTCTACGTTGTCAGGAACGGGGAATTTAATTTTATCGTGAAGGTGATAGAGTTTGAACTGAACATCTTTGAAATCTTTGAATGTTCCGTCCCACACTTTACGCCAGTTGTTTGCGAGTCGGTTGGTATTGTTCGTTCCACGGTCTGATTCTAATAACAAGTCTGTGAATGAATTGATATTCATATCAAACAATGCATCGAATCCATACATGTGAATCTCATTAGCACGCATTTTGTTAACTGCGTAGTGAACTGCGAGGTGTCCGCAGTTGAAGTTGGTTGCAGCCATGTTTACTTCACCATTGATGACTGCATACTTAGGAACTTCAAGGTAGAAACCCTTGACGTTTTGAGCATATTTTAGATAAAAGTCAGGACGCATTTCCATCCACTTACGAGGACGATTACCAAGAATCCAATCATACATATCCAATCGAATACGTCCTTCGGTCAAAGCGTGCATCATTTTGAAGTCAACCATACAAGTCGCAAAGACTTCTTTCTTGGTCAACTCGAATGGAGGCATGTTACATACCAAAAGTTTGCCAGGCGTTCCTCTCTTGAAGATGCCTGCATTATCACCATTACCTAAAATATTTACTCTCATTTATCTTTTTCCACCAAAGTATGATTCAGCATGACCTTTTTCGATAAGGTATTGATTCAGTGACTTGTCGCCGAACTCACCAGCAGACCAAATCTCTCCAAGGATTCGACCAAACTTACCTTTCGAGTCATACTCTTTACATTTTAGAATTGCGGGTTCACCTTCTTTACAGAAGTTCTTACAGAACTCTTTTGCAGCTAAACCCTTTTCTTTCTCTTCTAAATCACGGGTTCTTGATTCCCATGCATCAATACCGTATAATCTTACACGTTGTTTTTTTTTTTTTTTTTCGAATCCCAAATCGATATCAACGTCCACTGTGTCTCCGTCAACCCAGCGGTCAATGATTACCTTATATTCATACATGTTAACTCCCATGCCTCAATTCATGACCTGTTCCAAAATGGTCTTTGCACACGGCAATCTTATCTTCTGCTTCTGCAATCTTATGAATTTGTGTTTCGATTGCTTCGACTACATCGGGATGTTCTCCGATACCAGCCGAATTTTTTGTATAAACCTGAATGTTTGCTCTTGCCATGGCAATCTCCCCTTCAAGTTTTTTAATCAACGCTTCAATTAAATAGCTCATCAATATCTCCTTTCGCTATATCTATCTGAATTTTATTCTTACCCTTGATACCTGTATGATGAACAATCGCAGGATTCTTTACTGCAATCTCATCGAGATAATCAAGTCTTAATGTATTGTATTTATGCGGTAAGGGATTTATCCAACCCAATCGTTTGATGCCATCTCCGCCAATCATTTCATACAATACTTCTTGGTCACCGTGTCTAGGGTCACTGATACATTCATTTGCCCATTCACGGAGAACTCTAGGTGTTCCTTCAACAAGAACTACACCACTGTTATACCAAGGCCCATACTCACCTCGGCGTTTTGTCCACGGACGGTCTTCGACCATTCCCAACATTTCTTTTTCTGATAAATCAAAAATATCAGATGGGTCACTCTTGATTTCACAATCAGTATCAATCCAACAAGTCTTGGTAACTCCTTGAACTTGAGAAGTCTTCATGATAGCGGTTGGTTTCTTGAACCAACCATCGCCATCTTCGACAGTAATGACACCATCAAAGTATTCAAAAATTCTATCATCACTGATACCGAAATCTGCGAGGACTAGATGACCATCGCAGTGTGACCGAAAGTGATGCAGAAACCAAGGTAACTGCCAGACCGTGTTGTCATCACATCCTGTTACAAATACATTCATTCTAAATTATCTAACCTCTTCATGAGTTCGTCCCAACTAATTTCAGGCGTAAAGTGTGCGAGAATAGTCAGTCTTGGTTCTTTACAATTTCTCATATCTAATTGATGCGGTATATCTGTTCTAATAAATGCACTATGCATATCTAGATATTCGGTATGCACTTTCTTATTCGCCTTTGCAACCGTGTATCCATCGGGTAGTTCTCCACCACCACCTTCTAAGTCTTGAATTCTTACAATCTCTTCATCTTCAAACCAAGATAAAAATGCGGGTTCACCTTTTGCATAGTAACAAACTCTCCAAGGAAGTCTGTGTTCAGGTGTTCCATCAATATGGACGTTAGTTAACTTACCTTCCTGACCCGTAAACATTGCAACAAAACTTAGTTTCAAATCAAGTTTTCTACCAAGTCTAATCATGTTCTTTACAAACTGAGTTCGTATCAAAGACGGGTCTTCGGTTCGATGAAATACTAAAGTTTCATCAGGACGATTCTGTTCTCTGGCAGATTCTGCAAACTTCTCTATATCATCTTCGGATATAGGATAGTAGGGATTGATTCGACAATACTTCATGCATCTATAATCTTGTATTTTTCACCTAAGTCTTGATAACTGTGTTTAGCGAGACATCCATTTTGATTTTGTATGGTTGTGAAAGTGTCTCTTGCTTCCACGCAAAAGGGGTAGTATTCTTGTATTGTTGGGAAGGTGTCAAGGTGTATGAATACGTCAGTTGGTTTCCCACAAACTTTGGCTTGTTCGATGAGTTTTCTTGCTCCATTTGGTGTTACTCCATATGCATGTGCGCCAGGCAAATAGCGCTTGGTTCTTAAAGGGTTGAGTCCGAGGAACTCAGGTTTGATGTATTTTCCGTATGATGGTTGTCCAAAATTACAGATATCAGTAAAAGGAACGTTAGGAATATTGTGAAGAAAAAATGCATCGTGTTCTAAAATAACAATTGTTTCGTCTTGTTCTACTGCTTGTTTCCATAACGAGTAATGAGATAGGAATGCAGAAATGCAGTTCAAATTTCTTGAATACTTTTCTTGGAATCCAGCAGGGTCAATACCTTCTTGTTCACAAATCTTGAGAGGGTCATCTTTGGGTGTTGTTGCACGATGCATGATAACGTTCATGCCCCACTTTTCTCCACTCCACATACAACGTTCTGCGACTCGCACAGATTCATCATTATCTAAAATAGTGATTACATAACAATTATATGATTTCACATTACTTCCTTCCTGTTGTTGTTGACCCCAACCCATGTTGTGTTTCAGTATAATATGGATACACTACTTGTAACCAAGGAAAAAACTGTTTACACATAACCGCATCATTGGGCCATAGTCCTACCTCTTTAGTCTTATCAAGAAGTTTCTTTGCAGCTACAGGTGAGATGACATATGCACTATTTCCTGCCAAACCATTTGGTAACGGGTCTTCGTGCGGTTCATCTACCGTAGGTGTAGGTTGCAATCCTTCTTTCTGACTAACCTTATCATGGAACACTCTTGCTTTTCGAGTAGTTCCTTTTGGATTATTCAGGCCAATGATACCACCCTTGAAGTCTTTTGTCAAGTCCTTAAAATCAAATTTTCGTGTAAAAATTGCATCGTGTTCTAAAATTACAACAGGTTCATCGAGGTCAATACACATCTGCCAACACCTCATATGAGATACCATACATGCAACGACTTTCATGATGTCATTGGTTTTATAGTGACGCAGATACAATCCTGTTTTCATATCAAGTCTGTCTTGGTCGGGGTCAATCGGCCATGTCCATTGTAATCCCCGTGCATTGATATAATCAATCTTCTCTAGGTCTTCGGTAAACGTCATTGGTGTGGTTGCATCAATCACCATTGGTTCAAGTTTACTCTTGGTCTCTTTGATAGACCCAATAAGAATTCGAGAAGCGGATGTTGCTTCTCGATTGTTTGTTAGTGTGATAACAAGCGCCTTCATCATTGATTACTTACCGCAATAATATAACTATCAGGTTGTCCGCTGGTTTTTCTTAGGTCATGTCGAACAACGGTGTGTTTGTTAATCTCTTCGACAAACTGATTGTTATCGAGTTGACTGTAACGTTCCTGTCTTGAAAGTAACCAAGGATGACGTAGTTGTTGAAATGACATGAGTTCAAGAGGCCAAACATCTTCGATAAAGTATGTTCCGTCTTCGGCAAGAAAAGGAAAACAATTACGAAACGTCAAGAGGTTCGCCATGGGCCAGTGAGCACCATCGTCAATTATGAAGTTGAACTTCAGATTTGCACCAAACTCATCACGTATCAATTGAGGTAAAGTAGCGATAGTAGTATCTGCTTTCAACCAGTGAACTTTTTCCTCGTTTAGAATCGGAAGATTTTCGGGTCTTGTTCTTTGAAAGATATCAATGGTATAAATGTTTGCATTCGGAAAGTAATCACGGAATGCTTTGGTGGATGCAGCCTTGAATGTTCCGATTTCAAGAAGATTAATCTCATCATTTCTTCTTGGTTCGAAGTGAGGTTCATAGACCTGTTCGTATCTGTGTTTTCTTGACTTGTCACAATCATGACGATTGAATAGTTTCGCTAGTTCACTCATTTCCAATAATTCCTTGTCGCACCTGTATCGAAGTCAAACCCCCAATAGTCGATGTCTTTTTTATACCAATCAGCAACTATCTGAATAGTTTCTTTGGTGTATATATCTTTATAGTTAATACCGTAACCCGATTTAGGTTTACCCGCAACTCGTGTCACATTACGAGGTTGTGGATTCTCTAATAATCCAAAGTATGCTTTCACATCATCATTATAGTGTTCGAATCTTAGACAATCACAACGCACATTATCATTCTCATCGGTTACATAATCAAATGCGGGATACCATCCCTTGATTGCACGATGCCAAAAGAACTCTTTCTGTCCCCAAATAAATCGACTATCAAGAAATGCCTCGAAGGATGATGCATCAATATAATCTAAGGGTTGTGTTCCTTCGTGATGCATGACCTTTTTTGCAAAGACATAACGAGAGACAACTCTGTCCCACGGATTACGAATGATTGCAAAGGCGGTGTATTTCTCACGAATATCTTTGTTCCAATCAATCCAACGTGCGTGTTCGTTACCTTCGTGTTCTTTATAAAACTTCATGACACGATGAAGACTTTTTGTATACTCTTTATCGAGGTGCATGTTCGGTGTTGCAAGAACAACTTGGTTTCTTATAGTCGGATTCTTACGAATGGTCATACCACCATTCTTCGGAATGTGAATAAACATTTTTCTCATGATAACTTTCCTACAAGATAACCAATCCAAAAGATAAAGATATCAAACACAAAATGCATCATAAATGATAATGCAAATATCTCTTTCCAATGAATCTTACATATATCTAGGTAATTTCTAATTCTTTCTATCATATCTGTTTCATCAACTCCTTGACATTTTCACCACGATTTGGTAGTTTGTCTTTCAGAAAGAAATGCACAAAGTCACAATCTTCAATATTCTTTACTGCGGTGAATAGTCCATTGAATGTTGGACTGACGTGTTTGGTCGGAACTTTATATTTCTTGAGAAAGTAGTTCAGAAGTGTTTGGTCGGTTGACCATTTCCATGCGCCTTGTCCATCAACAAAATCTTTGAACTCAGCACGTTCAATAAATTGTCGGGGAGTCTGCCCCTTGAGAAAAGGTTTGAAGTGAGAACAGTTGATGACAATCATACCCATGTTAAAGAATTCAAATCCGTGAGTATTACTTGGTTTGAAATCAAGCGAATTACTGTGTAGATTTGCATACTGCATGTGAGAGTAGTTACGAATCTTTTTTACATACCAAGGTTCGCAATCCATCTCACGTTCTGCAACCGCACCGAAAGCGCATTTACAATCCATCTCATCAAAAACGTTTCGTGCATCAGGACGAACATAGATGTCTGCATCGATGATTGCTATTTGGTCATACTCATCGATGTATTCAAACGCATTCTCTTTCTCGTAGATAGGAAGATATCCACCATACTTTTCATAGGATTCTTTACTACGATTGGTTGCGAATACATCGGGTTTGATACGCAATTTGGGGACAGTCAGAACCTTATGGTCTGCGTTTATTTTTGCACTGTAATCACTTACCGATTCAATACAATGTTTATACAGTTCAGAG